GGTTCGTTCACACATTTAGACATCTTAATTAACAATTGTATAATATGCCAGCAAGAAGAGTACCTACACAGGTAAAAAAAGCACAGGGAACATATAACGTTACCGACGACAAGAACAAAGACTTTGTATTGTTGGATGGAATCGTAATGGCAACACCTGTACCACCGTCCGATTTTAAAACGCCAATGATTGCCGAATGGGAAATTGTTTGGAAGCATTTGATTTCACATGAATACGGCAAGGCAGCGGATGTGAAGTTGGTTGAAATGTATATCCGTTGTTTGTATCGATGGGAATTGTCGATAAAAACGGACGACGCGAATGCTGCAGCTAAATGGCATTCCCAATGTTTGAAATGCTCTGAGGCGTTGGGGCTTAATCCTGCAGCAATGGCCAAGGTGGCAATACTTCAAAAAAAATCCACACCAGCACAATCCAAAATAGAACAACTCAAAAAAGGTGCAAAGTAACCCAGCTACCATATATGCGAATGATGTTTTAAGCGGTAAGATACCAGCTTGTAAATATGTAAAAGAGGCGTGCAATCGATACTTGTCCGACCTCAAGAACTTTGACTTTGATTTGGAAGAGGCTGAAGGTGCTGTAAACTTTATGCAGCAATTCAAACATACCAAAGGGGATTTAGCAGGGGAGTTCTTTCACTTGGAGCCTTGGGAGGTCTTTATCATTTATAACATATTCGGATTTAAGGTAAATGGCAAACGCAGGTTTAGGCGCGCTTATGTTGAAATACCCCGCAAAAATGGAAAGACTTTTCTTGGTGCTGCTGTTGCTCTTTATTGTTTCATGGCCGACGGTGAGGCTGGTGCTGAAGTGTACACTGCTGCGACTAAATTAGACCAAGCTGCAATTTGCTTTGAGCAGGGGTATAATATGCTTGAACCATTCAACACCATGCACGGGTTTGAAATGGTAATGAACAATTCATTTAACAACAGGCGTGTTGTTTGGGATAAGAATTTATTTAAACCACTGTCCAAAGAGCATAAGACCTTGGACGGATTGAATCCACATTGTGCTATTATTGACGAATACCATGCGCACCCGTCTGACGAACTTTATAACGTAATCGTAAACGGTATGGGTGCAAGGCGAAACCCTTTATTGTTTACAATCACAACGGCTGGATTTGATAGAACTTCTGCCTGTTATGCCCACCGTGAATATTGCCAAGGGGTATTGAGTGAAAAATTTGTTGATGAAAGTTTATTCGCTATTATCTATACAATTGACGAGGACGACGATTGGTCACAAGAAGAAACTTGGATCAAGGCAAATCCGAATTGGGGTGTATCGGTTAATCCCGATTTTGTAAGGCAACAAGTTAAAGAAGCCAAAGAATCCCCATCGAAAAAACACGAATTTGTAACCAAGCTGCTGAATTGTTGGGTTGATTCTTACCATTCTTGGATACTACAGGACGTTGTCGAGGCGTGTAAAAGTGACTTTGTTCCTGATGTACGCGCAACTTGTTATGGTGGTCTTGACTTGGCGAAGGTTCATGATTTCAGTTCCCTTCACTTAGACTTTCCGATTGGGAATAAACACCATACAATTGCTAAATATTACCTGTCTTCTGAACGGATAAGAAATTGGGGCGGGTTTATGGGTAAACAAATTAGGCAATGGGTGGAAGACGGGTGGATTACAGTTACCGAAGGCGAAGGCACGGACTATGCGTATATCGAAAAGGATATAATCGAATTGAAAGATAAGTACAATTTAATTTCTATCGGTTACGATAAAATGTTTGCCGACGACCTTGCTATGAGGCTTTTTAATAATCACGATGTACAAATGAGGGGGTTTGGCCAAGGCATCATGAATATGACTTTGCCGACTTCACGGCTCGAAGAAATGATAATCAAAAAACAATGGACGTATGACGGCAATCCTGTGACACTTTGGATGTTTGGAAACGCGGAGGCTTATCGTGATGCCAATTTAAACGTTAAGATTATCAAAAGCAAAGACCCGAATAAGAATGTGGACGGGGTGATTGCCAATATAATGGCAATTGGTGAGGCAATAGACGAAAACAACAAAGAAGTATCACAATGGTTCAATCCGATAGTAATATGACAGACCAAGAAAAAAGGCGACTTATATACACTAGTGAATTTGTAGCTGCGTGGTTTAAGTTTTTGCCCAGTTCAAAGACATATGAAGATGCGTATGAAAAAGTTGAAGACATTTATGAAGATTACTTTGGGAAGCGTCGATATAGTTGTTACAGCAGCTTTCGTGTTGTGAAGAATCGAATAATTAAGAATAGGTGACAATGTTTCACAATTTGGGGTATTACGATGTATAAATTCGCCCCGTGCGATATGTCGATTTATACCAAAAAAGGCGGATTGACCAATCGGGATTGACCATAAATGAACGTTACCAGCTTTCTAAATTTGAAAAACGTTCCACTTTATCGCAGCCCGATAGTTGGTTGATGGAAGCGTTCCAGTCGCAGTTTGGGGTATCAAATCACTCTGGCAAGTCGGTAAATGAAAGGACTGCAATTTCTATTGCATCTGTTCACGCTTGCGTTGAGGTTATTTCAAGCACGCTTGGTTCCATGCCTTTAAAGTTGTACTTTACTGACGGCAATAAAAGAACAGTTGATCGGGAAAGTAAGATTGCGTTATTGTTAGATGAACCCAATCCATTCACAACAGGGGTGACATTTAGAAAATACATGATTGCAAGGGCGGTGTACACGGGTAATTCATTTGCGTATATTTTTCGTGATTCTTCTGGTCAAGCAACTAATTTACTTCCATTGCAGAATTGCACAGTTAAACCCTTGATTGGCCTTACTGGACTTTACTACCAAGTAACAACAACTGACCCTCTTTATAAAGATATTCCAAGTATTGTGTCCTCATACGATATGCTTCACTTTAAAGGGATGTGCTTGGATAGTCAATTCATGGGCATTAACCCAATTATAAGGCACGCAGAATCTCTGGGAATGGACTTGGCAGCAATGGCATCTATGTCTGCAGCATTCAAGTCGGGCACTAAAAAATGGATGCTAAATTCCGATAGACCTTGGGATGTTCCACAGCAAAAAGCAACCAAAGAAAGCATGGAAAGTATGTTGTCGGGTGATAGTCTTGTTTTTGCCGTTCCAAGTGGGATTGCAGCGCAAACTATCAGCATGACACCTGTTGAGGCTGGTTATATTGACGCGTTAAATCTTTCCAATAAAGACATTGCACGAATATTCGGTGTTCCTGCCTCAATGATAGGAGCAGACGACGGGGCAATTAAGGCAAGTACGGAGCAGGATTACCTAACATTCCAAAGTAACACATTAAATGCTTGGGCAGTTGGGATTGAGGCCGAGTTAAAAATGAAGCTATTGTCCGAAAAAGACAAGCCTAAAAAGTATTTCAAACACAATTTCAATTCATTGCTAAGAGCCGACGCGGTTGCTCGTTCTCAGTATTACAGCATAATGTTTAATGACGGGCTAATGAGTCCTAATGAGATAAGAGATTTGGAAGAATCCAATCCATACGAAGGCGGTGAAACCTACTACGTTAACGCTAATTTGGTTCCAACAAGCCAAATGAACCCTTGGATTCAGGCTAAGATTGACAGCATGAATATGAAAGAACAAAAAACAAACAACCCCGACGGGAATAATTAAAATGATAAGAAGGTTTTTCAATAGCGAAACGCGTGCAATGGGTGAAGGCGACTTCCCCTCTGAAATTAGCGGAATTGGCGCGGTTGTCGGAGTTACAACCGATCTGGGCTACTGCGAAGAGGAAATTGCAGCAGACGCGTTCAAGGATGCTGATATTTCGGACGTTTTAATATGTTTCAATCACGATGTCGATACTATTTTAGGGCGTTCAAGTGCTGGCACTGCCGTTGTTTCCATTGATGGAGGCGGTAATTTAGTGTATTCGGCAAATAAATTGGACACTTTAAACCCCGAAATACAAGCCCCAATCAGATATATCCAACGTGGGGAGGTGTCAAAATCTTCTTTCATGTTTGAAATAGCAGAAGAAACGTGGTCTGATTCTAACGTTTACGGGCGTTTCATGAAGAGAACTATTACCAAAATTGGTAAAGTTTACGAAACAGGCCCCGTAACACTACCAGCCTACAACGAAACTGAAAGCTATGCAAGGGAAAAGGACGGCGCGCTTCAATCACGTTCAAAATTTGTCGCAGAGGTTGAAAAGCCCATCGACGAATCTTGGAGAGACGAAGAATGGCGTTCTTATTACGAATTAACAGTAAAATAAAAAATGAATATACGTTTAGAACTCAAAAAGGCTACCGAAAGCCGTGCAGCAAAAGAATCTGAATACTTCTTGTTGCTAAATGACCCAAACAACAAAATGACTCCTGAATTTCGCACACAATTGGACGGGATTAAAGGGGAAATCGAACTACTTATCGCAGAGGAAGGCCGCTGGGCCGAAGCCCTTGTTATTGAGCAACGCCAAGCCGCAGCAGTTGGCGCGCCTCAGGACGACGCTTCTGAGAAGAAGGAAAAACGTTCTCTTTGGCACGTTGGCGAAGTAATGCAGGCTGTGCGTTCGGGCAATATGTCTGGCCGCGTTGAAGAAATGAACAAAGAGGCGTTGCGCAGAGGTGGCCCAAACCTTGGGGATGGGGTAAATATCCCTGTTGACTTCTTCCAAGTTACCCGCAGAAACAGACAATTACAGTTTCGTGATGTTCAAGCTACTGGTTCAACGACTGGTGCGAAGTATGTCCCTACCGAAACAATGTCATTCATTGATGCGCTTCGCAACGACATTGTCATGATGAATATGGGTGCTACTATGTTGACGGGGCTTACTGCAAATTTAAAGTTCCCAAGAAAAACAGCAGGAACAGCTTCCGCCGCCGCTACTGAAAACGCCACTGCCACCGAAACGACCCCAACAGTTGATAGTGTAGATTTGTCCCCAAATCGAATCACGGCTTTCACGGACGTTTCAAATCAAGTTTCACTTCAAGCAAATGACGACATTCTTGCCCTGACTGAAAACGACTTGTATCAAGCGACTTTGCAAGAATTGCAAAGACAATTGATTCACGGTGCTGGTTCGGGTGGAGAGATGGTTGGTTTGTTGGGCATTTCAGGCATAGGTTCAGTTGGAACCGCAACAGTGACTTATGCGGTTATTCAAAACATTATTGATGCAGTTGCTGCCGCAAACGGAATGGTCGCTGGCAACGAAGGTTGGTTGACCAACTCATTTATGCGCAAAACATTGAAACAAAAAGAAGAAATAGCAAATAGCGGATTCAAGATTTGGGCTAATGACAATACTATTGACGGCTATCCAGTTTGGATGACAAACTCCGTTAGTAGGACGCTTGGCGGTGGAACAAATGCGAGTGCCTTGATTTATGGTGGCGACTGGTCACAATTCATCATTGCTCAATTTGGCTCTATCAACTTAATGCGCAATTCTATGACAAAAGCCAAAGAAGCATTGACCGAAGTCATTGTTCACTCTTGGTGGGATTGTGATGCCCGTCAACCAGCAGCATTCGCGGCTGACGTTGCTATTACGGCATAATTGATAACATTTTCAAAAAGCCGCGTATCTTTATTGATGCGCGGCTTTTGCGGTGAATGAAAATCCAAATTATCAAACCAGTGTGTTGCAAACCTTGGAATTTATCAGCTTTGGTAAATGACGTAATCGAGGTTGATGACAATCAAGCGAATGCTCTTATAGATGCCAAAGTAGCTGAGAAAACCGAAAAGCCGCTATTCCCAATTGATGAGGTTTCTGAAGAAGTAGAAAAGCCCAAAAAAGGCAAAAAAGAAGCTGAGTAATGCGGAACGTCGTATCAAGGACACATAGCCCAACGGATTATATCACCGTCACCGAGTTGAAGGCGCATCTTCGCGTTACTTCAAATTCTGACGATGCTTATATTCTGAACCTGCTAAACGGGGTCTTTGATATGGCATCCAATTACCTTGGTTATCAGATTTGCAAATCAACTGTTGACTACTTTTTCAAGCAAGGCGAATCATTGCACATTCCCGCGCGTATAGTCGGGGTGAGTTCTGTTAAATACAGAGATGAAGACGGCACTTTGCAAACATTATCAACAACCGACTACGACGAAATATTGACTATTTCGGCAAATTACGGTTACGATATTACGTTAATCAATGCCCCATCTTCGACCTATTCTTACGGATGGACTTACAAAGTCACTGTATCGGAGGGGTTTGAACGGGAAACAGCAACCGCCGACGAATCTAAGAAGTTCCCATCAGCATTAAGGAATGCAATATTCTTGCTGTGCGAACACTTTTACACCCAAAGAGGAACAACCGTTGTTGGTGCAAGTGCATTTGAATTGCCTTTTGGACATGAATACATTCTTTCACCCTATAAGATAATGGAATTCGTATGAACAGTGGATTAATGGACACCCTTATTACAGTTGAACGCCCGACCTACACGGATAGCGAGTTTTCCAAGGCAACAAAGCCGTCGGGATACTCTACATTGTTGACCTTTTGGGGGCGTGTGAATTACAACGGTGGAAGTGAGGTGACAAGTGCGAATAAAAAGGAATTCAGGCAGACCGTAACAATTACGGGGCATTATGTTGATACCAACACAATTGCCGTAACGGATAGGCTGAGTTTTGACGATACTTATTGGAACATAGGTTCACGGGCTATTGTAGGACGCAACCAATACATAAGGTTGGAGGCCGAAACAGTTGAGTAAGTGGAAGTATAAAGTAGAAATTACGGGTCTTGAGGATTTGAAAGACGACCTAAAGGCGTTGTCTGAAATTGACAAAAAACAGGTTAAGGACTTGTTAAAAAAAGCAACAACCCCAATGGTGCAAACCATGAAGGCGAATGTGGGGAAAAAGTCAGGCAGGTTGGCCAAAAGTATTAAACTGCTTAACCCAGACAACCCTAAGTTCCCTTTCACTGTTTTGGTTGGCCCTGATTACACACCCGACAACAAAGGAACCATGACAATTGCTGCCCTTGCTTCTGTTCAAGAGTACGGTGCTGTGGCTCGCATTCCAAGAAAAGGTGCGAAGTATAAAAAGGTTTTAATAGGTGGCAAGTGGATAACTATGAGTAAAAACAAACCATTTAAAGCAATACCCCCAAGACCATTTTTCCGACCAGCAGTAGACAAGCATCAATCTACAATTGTTGAAGATGTTTACTTTGGCGTACAGAAAATAATTCTCAATTCAAAAACTAAAATAATAAAATAAATCATGGCAGAAACCTCTGGACAAATCAAAGGAACGGGCGTTCTTTTGAGCAAAGATGTAGCAGGAACCGCAAAGGCTGTTGCAAATCTCATGGCCAATAGCTTTACAGTTGGCAAAAATGTAATTGACGTGTCATCTAAGTCTTCAGGCGAGTGGGCTGAGTTCCTACAAGGCAGAAAGAACTGGACAATGACCTGCGAAAGCATAACAGAATATGACACTTCTGTTGGTGCTGGCGAAACATCAATGCAAGACGTACTGACTGACCACTTGGCAAACACAACATGGACTGTCGTTTTTGGTTCGGGCGTTGTTGGGGACCCTAAAATTACTGGAACTGTAATTATCTCAAATTTCACATGGGATAACCCAGACGACGACAAAAGTACATTCAGCGTAGACTTGCAAGGAACTGGCGCAGCAACACAAACAGTATTCGCATAATATGCACCCTTTTAAATATGGTTGGTTGGAGATTGAAACAATATCTCTATCAGCGGGGCATAACAGCATAGACCATACGGCTTCCGAAATGGCTCGCAACATAAATGATATGTCATTTGTCAAGAATGTGGCATTTGTCGGAATTAAAGCAGGTTACGAGGCAAAAAGTCAACCATGCCCATTTGCAAACGCAGACGAAATGGCTAAAACTTTTGAAAAGTTCGCAGAGGCTATGGTTTACTTCAAGGCGTATACAACCGCTGTTATGGAGTTTTTCAAGACCGACGAACCTGTTGAAGACACAAAAAAAAAGGGAAGCCAATAACATTTGAAAAAATTCGCATGATGTGTTACGGCTACGGGTTGAAAGAAAGCGAGGTTGACAATTCTTCGCCTCGCTTCCTTTCCTTATTCCTTCGCGGTAACATTGAAGGCGATAACGAACGTACAAAAACAGCTTGGGAACAGGCTCGATTCATTGCAAGCACAATGAGCAAAGAGGCTGGTAGCTATAAGTTTCCTTGGGAAAAGAAAAAACTACCAAAGTCAATTTACGAACATATTGACTGGTCAAAGTTCACAATAGACAAAGAAGGCGTAAAAGTTGACGCAAAAGGAATTGAAAAAATACTAAATGGAGGTAGGTAAGGTAATTTATAGCATATTGACTGGGGATTCTGCTGTTGCTGCCATAACGCCAAGAATCTACGGCAACGAGGCGCGTCAAGGGATTGACCTGCCTTGTATCGTTTATTACGTTATTTCTTCAAATCCGCAAAACTCAAAAAGCGGTTTCAATGCGATTGAAGCGCGCGTTCAGTGTTCATGCTATGCCGATACCTATGAGCAATCAATAGATTTGTCCATTGCCGTTAGAAAGGCCTTATCCGACAAACCACTTGGGGAGTACGGGGGAGTAACGGTGCAATCTATAAAATTTGACGGTTCCCAAGATTTTACCGACTTTGCAGGAATAGAAGGTGTTTACCACAATGATTTGGACTTTATGATATTTTATAACATCTGATGGCAAAGAAACTACAAGTAAGCGTTGGCGTTAATACCAAAGGGTACAAAGCAGATTGGAAAGAGGTTGAGAAAATAACCAAACAATCCGCTAACAACGTGTCCAAACAAACATCACAGGCGGTTGAATCCATGAGCAGTGGATTGAAGGCTGTAACTAACAACTCACAAATAGTTAAGTCGGCACTTGGCCAAGTTTCAATGGCTGTTACTGGTGTTTCGCTTGGATTTGGTGTTGCTACATTGGCGGTAGATGGGCTAACAAGTGCATTTAATGCGATGTTTGGTGATTTTATCAAGGCAAACTCAGCCTTTAAGTCTGTTCCCAAAGATATAGACCAACTTGGATTAAGGGCTATAATGCGGGATATGGATGCCGCTATTGGTAAAAATGAAGAGTTTAAAAAATCGCAGGAAAGTATAAAGAACGCATTTGACAATGGGGCGACATCTGTCATAAAGGAGTCTAATGCGGTTCAACTATACTATAAGGTAGCCACCGACTTAAATCAAACATACACCAATAGAAAGAATGCAATTGAACAGTTAAAAACAATTGCCCCTTCTTATTTTTCTGACTTCAACACTGAAACCATCTTAACCAACAAAGCAACCGAGGCTTACAAACTCTACAACAAAGAGGCAATAAAGCGCGCACGGATGGCTGGGTTGATGTCAATGGCCAATAAGACAGGTGAAGAACAGGCAAAATCAATGATTGATTTGCAAAATGAACTCGCTGGATTTGGTAAAAGGGGGAAAGATATTTTTGAAGGTTTAGACTTTTCACAAGCCATAGGCAAAGGCAAGGGCAATCTTTTGATGGCCTTTATAAACACGCTTGGAGTAGATGACCCAAGGCGTGAAAGCATATTGTCAACAATAGATGAATACAATTTCTATCAAAAGCAAATAGGCAGTATTGTAGACCAAATGGCAAAGTCAGGCGGGAGTATCGAAGCGCCTAAAATAAGCACAAAATCAACACCACCACCGAAAGTGGACAAGGTCAATAAAATGTCCGCTGCCGATGATTTTGCAAATATTGCCGATGGAGTTTGGAATGCCACAACTGGCGTAACAGAATATAAATCCGCTATTGATAAAGTCGCAATTGGAACTGACCAATTAAAGTCAAGTAACGATGCCTTTGTCGCATCAACCCCAGCGCAAATTGCTGCTATAAATGCACAAACTGAAGCAATAGAAAAACAGGCTTTAGCGGCTAAAACACTTGCCGAAAAACAACAGTTGGCGCAGGTCGCTTCACTTGCTGTTCAAAGCGCGATAACAAGTTCTTTTGAGCAAATGGCAAGTTCTATGGTCAATTCAATGGGGATGGCCGCAAATGGTATTGATGGTTTTTTCGCTAAACTTGCCGAAACAGCCGTTAAAACACTTGGAGTTTTACTTTCTCAGTCAATAGGGAATGCGATATTGGGCGCAACCGCCGCTGGTGCTTCAACAGGCCCCGCCGCCCCAATTGTTACCCCGACTTTAATTTCCACAATGGTTGGTGGTGTTCTTGCTGCATTTGCGGCTATACCAAAATTTGAAGACGGAGGTGTTGTTGGTGGCACATCGTACACTGGTGACAAGCTATTGGCAAGGGTTAATTCGGGCGAAGTCATACTAAATACAAGGCAGCAAAACAAGTTACTAAGTCTTGCGGGTAGCACAAATGGCAGTGGTACTTTAATGACTAAGTTGAACCGAAACGAATTGATTATTTGGCTCGACAAAGGGGGTAGCGATAGAAGGCGTTGAAAAAGTACGAAGGCGCATATAAATCTATAAACAATGTTGATTGGACAGTTGAATTATTCGACGAAACAATTGACACAGAAACCCGCGTTTTGCTTATCGCTGGCGTGGATATTGAATGGGATGGGGATAACGATAAACTGTATCAAAACCCAATCAGAACTTCGCGCGCTACTGTTAATTTCGTCATGCGTGATGAAAATGACTTTGGAAACTTCGAACTAATTTCACAAGACCCCGAACAACAATGGTCAATAAGGCTTTATCGGGGCGGTAGTTTATATTGGGTTGGCCGAGTGCTTGCCGACCAAATGGTTTTCAAACGCGAAGCACGGGAAACGGGTTATGCGATTATATCCGTAACCGCTGTTGATGGCCTTAATCTTTTGGCCAATTACAAGATGGATGCTTCGATGTTTACCATTGGGGATCGTCAAGACATTGTTTCTCTTTTTGTTTTAATCCTTAGAAAATTAGGATTAGAAGGCGCGTGGTCAAGTGACCCGTACATTTATGACCAAACCCAAATCGGCAACTCAACAGCGTCGGGTGAACGGATAATGTTTGCAACCGTGCGAAGTCTTGCCTTTGTTGATAATTTTGACATATTTAAAGACCCCGATACTTTGGAATGGTGCGATTGCAAAACCGCCTTAGAAAGAATATTGAACGGCGTTTTACTTGGGGCAAGGCTTATTCATGAACGCGGTGCATATTGGATTTTACACCCAGCGAACTATGATGACGACACTTGGACTTATGACAGCTATGACGAAAGTGGTACGCCTTTACTTTTAGATACAGGATATAACCACAGAAAAGAAATCGACACAGATTCGCAGCGTCCAAAATTTGAAGCATACCCCGAGCAAAGCTACCAACAACCCGTAAGGCAGATTGAGTGTGAATTTGACAGGGCAAACGGTGTTCTTGAGTACAAAACAACTTCAAACACGACTTCAATAAGTGCTGTTCATGCTGATATAAGGAACGGCGGTACTATTCCTGCGCACGTTGTTAAAGTAAACATTGTTGTTACTTTTGACTATTACTCCCCGAATGCTATTAATAAATACGAAATTCTTTATCGTGTTTATGCCAACAACCCGACAACTTCACAAAAATACGAATGGTACAACGGCACATGGTCGGCAATAGGCTCGACACCCGCGAACAACAAAATAAAAATAGACGAGCCTGAGTGGAAAGCGGGGAGCCAAACAGTTACTCAGCAACTTGAATTTAACGAACCCCCAACGGGGGCAAGTGAAATCTATGCAGAGGTTTCAATGCAGCGCAGAACTGGTAAGATAACGGGTTCAACTCGAAGTGGTGTAATTATTGTTAGTTGGGCAACCCCTACTGTTGCAGCGTATGCTTTCACGGGGTATATTGTTATTTCTCAGGCATACAACACAGAAGCCCCTTACAAGTTCGAGCAAAGACAAAAATTTGTTTCTGCATTAGATACACCACGCGACACCAATAGCGAAAACCCAAATATTGCCTTAACTTTTTACAAGGGTAAAAAATACGACATTGGTTCAATTCAAATTTACAACGGTTCAAACTATGTGGATGCTGGTGATTTCTCAGCCCCTTGGACGGTTTTAACAGGTGATACGCCTGAGTTATTTGCCAATACATTTACCGCGCTTTATAGTGGCTTCATGCCAACTATAACCGCCGTAATTCACGACGACGGTACATTAAACGCAATTGATTCGCTTTACTTTGATTCAAAGATTTGGATTTTAAACGGGGTTCGATTCAATACGGATTTAGATGTTTGGGAAGGAACTTGGCTTGGTATTAATGCTGTTTACACGAATGTAAATAATAATGGCGAAGGCGAACGGGTTTTCAAAAAGGACGAAATAATTGTTGACCAACTTGGCGATATTAAAAAAGACCTTACAAGGATTCGTACAGCCTTGGGTTCTGTTGCAGACAATATTCTTATTGACTTCATAAACAATGGCGAAGGTTCACCCGAAACCGACCCATCCGCAAATAGGGATTTCAACCTAAAAATAGGATATAGGTATAATTCAGGTGAGCCTTATTTGGTTCCTGTTATCGAAGAAGACGGGGCTGGCAATTGGAAAACGGTTGTTAAAAAAACAGACCAATCCGTTACGTCAAGCACGACGGCAGTAGACGACACTGATTTACTTTTGACCCTTGCTGCTGGGTACAATTACAACGTTCGTGGGCGCGTATTTGTAACGGGTGACGCTGCTGCTGATTTCAAGTATTTCTTTTCAGTAACGGGTACACCTGACCGTTTTCAGTGGTTTGAAAAGTTCTTAAATACAGCATCAGGAACCACTACAAATCGAATGATAACAACCCCCGATACAACTGCTGGGAATATCGTTCCATTGGATGCGCGGGCTACACTTGAATTTGAAGGCACAATACAGGCTTCTTCTTTATGTTCACTTCTATTTAAGTGGGCGCAAAACACATCTGATGCAAGCGCAACCAAAGTGATAATGGGTTCTTATCTTGAATGGTCAAGATTTAGGATTCCTGCGATCATAGAAATGACCGCTGAAACGGGTGTTATTTCTGTAATTGGAAACGACGCTACTTTCTCGAGGGTTGTTACAATGGCAGCGGACACGGGCGTTGTTTCGGTTGTGGGCAATGATGCTACATTTGAAATCGTGGACGGTGACGCGGCTGCATTTATCGCAGCTACGGGAATAACCGATTCAACACAAATCGCAGCTATAAATCAGCTTGTTTCCGATTTGAAAACAAATTCGCTTTGGACGAAACTTCCTGTTATTTATCCCTTCATTGGTGGAACCGCTTCAACCCATAAATACAATTTAAAAGACCCTGTTGACGCGGACGCTTCGTTTAGGCTGACTATGCACGGAGGCTTAACCCATGATGCGAACGGGGTTACTGGTAACGGCTCGACTGGCTACATGGATACCAAATTCAAAGACAGTGATTTTGCTGGCCAAAACGACGCGGGTGTTGCCGTGTATTGTAGAAATGATTTTGCAAGTGGCGCAAAAGCGTTGTATGGTGCTGTTGATTCAGGGTTCCAAGGTTTAAGGTTCTTGCCTGATTTAAGTGGAACGGCTTATTTTTCTGTGTTCTCATCAACAGGCGCGGGTCAAACAAATTCAGACACTTCGGGTCGTTGGATTCATACAAGAACGGGTTCGACTGCTGATAGGATTTATCGAAACGGGTCACTTTTCAAAGCGAATAACCTAACAAGCGCAACCAATAGCACAACTGCGAATATTCTATTGTTGGCAGTGGATTACAATAACGGGGCTTTGAAATACCAAAACTCCGATGCTAACATTGCTTTCTTTGCATTTACAACGGGATTGAACGACACCGATAAGGTTTTGTTGGATGGAATAATTGACAACTATAATACAACTTTAGGACGATGAAAATGTACAAAGTACCTACCGAATTAATAAGCCCCGAAGAACTAAGGCAAGTTCAAGGCACTGATGGGACTTACCTGAACCCAATACAAGACGCAAACGACAATTGGGTTGTGTCTGTTGAAGAATGGGAAGCAACAGAGTTTCATTATTTAAAAGAAAAATATCCCGACATTGCGGCGGGGTTTGAAAAAATAGAAACAAACTTAAAAGACTATGGCAACATTTAACTTTTTCAATAGCTTCACAGAGGCGGAGGCAGAAAAAAAGCATAACCTTGGCTCTGACACGCTAACTTTAGCATTGACAAACTCAGCCCCATCCGCATCAAATACAGTTCTTACCGATATAACTCAAATCAGTTATACAAATCTTTCGTCACGGACTTTGACGATAACATCTTCGTCTCAAACTTCGGGTGATTACAAACTGATAATTGCAGATAAGTCATTGACTGCTTCAGGTGGTTCAGTTGCTACTTTCCGATATGTGGTTATATACAACGACACGGCAACCAATGACGAATTGATTGGGTGGTATGACACGGGCGCAGGTCAAACACTTGCAGACGGCGACCAATTCAATATTAACTTTGACAATACAAACGGCCTAATTCAAAAGAATGTCTAAGATAAATTTTGATACCGCCTCAGAGCTTTTTATCACTTGTAGGAAAGGAAATTCATTTGAAATGGAACTTACCGACGTGCAAATTGATGGGGTGGCTATTACCAGCAGTTACAACGCCTTCATTTACAATCACGAACATACAGGTTAGTTATTTAGTTTAACAAAATTTCAAAATGACAAGTATAGAATTAACGTTATTTACAACAATGGCAATACAAGCTGTGAGTGCGATTATTTGGGGTGTCCGCAAAGAAGGGGATTTGAGGGTTCTCAATGAAAAGGTTCGCTATGTCGAGATGGTTACGGTGCATTTGACCCGTGCAGGAGAGGGTATAAAAGATGAATTGTCCACTTTGAAGGGTGATATTAAAAATATCAACACCAACATTGAATTTATCAAAGATGCTATTGAACGACTAAGAAAATGAAATACTACAATTATATCACAGGGGAAATGACCCCAGCGCATTTATTAGCGGCTTTGACAATTTTTGCAATCGGGTGGTTTGTTTACAAAGGTGTAACGGGGTTGACCCGCAAACGTTCGAGCCAAAGAACCCCAGCAAGATGGTCGTGGAAATTTTGGATAAAAGACAATTGGCGCGAAGCATTTTTGCACATGGTGATTTCATTTGCCATAGTGAGGTTTGCGCCCGACATACTATCAAAGAGTGGAATCGGCAATGAATGGGTAAACTCTAACGACCCGATGTGGATTTACTTTTTAGCGGGTGTGTTGAAGTCTTGGTTACTTGACCTGTGGAAGCACAAGAATGCGAAGTGATGCGATATAGTAGCGCATAGCGACAAGTTAGCGGTCATTGGGCTGATAGTTCTTTGCTATTTCTTGACAGGCTTCTCTTGTTGCATCATTGTAGCCTTGTTCATAACCTTTGTCAAAGCCCAACGAACCGCTAACATCGTGTTTGCGTAATTGCTGCATCGTCCATTTAAGAACATTCAGTTTAGTTTCATTACACATACTTTCGCCAAAATCTTTAGCTTTCATCTTTTCAAAAATCTGTTGTTCAATTTCTTTTTTCATATCAATATTTGTTTAAATTATACGCAACTACGCAAACACGAGAACCGTTAGCCGTTATTTTTACCAGCTTCCACATCAGACGGAGTTTGCAAACTTCCAAGACGAATAATATAAGTTTCAGTTTCGTATGGATTTTCAAATTTTAGCCTCTTTAAAGTGTGGTAAAATGCTTTTGGTATTATATTTTCGTTTGCCTTGCAAAGAGCTACTAACGAGCCATAATATTTATGCTCGTTAGTAGTTTTCAACCGTAACATCGACTTCTTTTGTCTGTTTTTCTGTTTTAATTACTTTCATATCAATTCAAAGATAAAGGGCTGTTAGCGCAGCCCCTTACTGTGTAGCTCAATGGATAGAGCAGTGTCGTCCGAAGATACAGGTTTTGAGTTCGAATCTCAACACAGTAGCAAAGTTGTTTACCCGCAACTTACAAAAACAATTTGGGTGCAAGTGAATACGCCCTTAACCTGCTTTTTCGGCCTTCTCATTAGAGGTTTCTCATTAGACGCAAGCGAAAAAGTAGGGTTGTTATTTGTTTTACAAAACTACTATTTAAAAACGAAAACTATTTCTTTTTTTCTAAAAAACTCACCTTTTCTCCAATTTCACCGAGTTCTTTAATGGCCGCTGCTCTTAATTTTTGCCGCATCCAACCAGACAAAGACAATCCCGAAACGTTTGCCGCGCGTTCAAAATCCTCTTTTTCCTCAGGCGAAACTCTGAAAATTAAATTTTTCTCCTTTATCACCCAATTTTCATTGTATTGGCCTTCGTATAAATCATACTCAATACCAAATAAAGTTGCTTCTATCAATTCATTTACGGCAATTTTTGCGCAGGCTTTGGCGTTTAACATTGAACCGCCTTTTCTGTCTGTAAAGTAAATATCGGAAAATGTGAATTTGTGAATCAGCGATTGCGCATTTTCTTTCGGTGTCATTTCAATTTATCACTTAAAACTGCCCAAACAAACCATGCTATAAACAAGACGAGCAAGGCAATAATTCCAATTAGTATGTTCATTTCTTTTCCCTTTCTTTCTTTTCAATAGCCTTACTTAATCGGTTGCGCTGTGCTGCCCAATAGCGTTTTAATCGCGCCACTTTTTCAGCCTCACCGTCTTGCCATACCCTGGTTTCAAAGTAGGCGGAAATTGTTACTGTGTTCATTACCAATCCTTTCCTATGTTTAAGTCCGACGCAATAAACCCGCCTTCATTTGGATTCAATAATACGGCAATTTTATCATTTACCGTTTGCATGGCGGCCAAAATCTGCTCAATATCCCTGTGAATGTCGGGGTGCTGTTCGGCTGCATTTAACTCGATTCGCAGTGAATCAAGTCGTTCGATTTCGTGAATTAGGTCTTTCATATTGTTTTTCACCCAAAACGCCCGATAGCGGAGGGGCTTATCGGGCTGGGTGTGGGAGGGTGTGGGTTTATCCCTTACAGAACTTTCTGAGGTTGATTAAGTCAACTGATTTTGGATTGTCGCTGTTTTTGGTTACGTCTATTAGTGGCATATCTGACGTGGTTTTTGCCCATTGTTTACCCGTATTGGGTGAGGTGTACGTTACTTTGTAATGGCCGTGTCCTGCAAATTCAAATTGAAAGTCTTGTATGTTTATCGTGTTTTTCATATCACAAAGGTAATACTAATTCTCACATTTGCAAACTTTATGCAAACTATTTTTAGTTTTCATAGGATAATTGCCCCTTAACCTCGTTGTATATGGCATCATAAGACCGCTTAAAATCTTTACTTACGTCCAATAGCCCGTCAATGGTGTCGCGGGCATGAATTACGGTTGAATGGTCACGGTTTCCAAATATGCCTCCGATTGACTTTAGTGTTGCGGCATCCAACTTTGCAGTTAATATGTGCATCATAATTTGGCGAACTTCAACCAATTCCCTTTTGCGACTTTTAGTCTTTAGTGCATCCATTGTGATTGGGATTACATTGGTGTACTTTACCCCGTTAAAAACAGTATATTCAATGTAGGTGGGGAAATGCTTTGTAGTGGCCTTAAACACCACTTCAACAACATCCTCGAAAGAATATCGCTTTCTTGTGCTTATTGGGCTTGACATTTCCACCTCGATTTCGTTGGCTATTTCCAAACAATTCTCAATCCCGTGTCGGGAGAGGTTCGATAATACTACTTCAAATATTTGGCTCATCTTAAATTTATCTCACTTTTATATTTACTGATTGTAGAACGGCTGAAATCTAACTGATGGGTAGCCGTCCTATTAACCCTGTCAGCCCACTTTTCAATGTAGTTGAAATCCATACACAAGGCATCCACCTTTTTATTTATCAGGCTTGGAGAATACCCGCCTTGCAATAGCGATTCCTTTAACGTCTCCATGATTGCGTCATTGGTGCGCTTGTCTCTGTGATACCTCGCATCTGCGCACAACTTTCCCGACTGCGACATTATTATCTCTAAGGTTTCAGAACGCCTTACAACGGCCTCAATATCACCCGCGTCATATTTAGCGTCGCAAAACGCTTGCATACGCTTCAATAGGGGTTCTATCTGTTCAAATGGTGTTACTGTTTCCATTGATAAACCCGTCTTGAATGTTATGTTGAAACTTATTTGCATTGCGCATTATGCCCTTGTAGGTGTGCAATTCCTTTGTGGGTGGAAACCGCCTTCCTACCCCTTCTGCTTTAAATTCTGCAACCTGCGCTTCCATATTGGCAATGCTGGAGTATTCAAATAGGGTTTGCAGGAACTCAATAGCGTCCGCCTCTGTTTCGGGCTTGTACTGCTGGATATATTGCGCCCATTCGTGTTCGGTCATGTTAGGGTTGCGTATCATTTGTTTGTTTTAATAAAACGTAATCATCTTTAAACTTACCCGAATTGATTGCTTCCGTCATTCCCTTTAATCTTGGATAGGCCCAAAACGGAATAAACTTTCCACTATCAGCAATTTGAACGCGTGGGTAACTATACAATCCCCTACCCAACCCAAATTGAACAGCAGCCCTTTTCATACTATCAGATATTCCACCCTTTTCAGGCTCAATACCTGTTTTACTTGCCCCGTCCTCACGGTACACTTCACCCGTATCGGTTTTCACGGTCAATCGGCAAATGAAACCATTTTGTATTTCCCTAAACTCCGACTTCCAATTTGCTGCGCCAAAAGCGTTGTCAAACCTTTCCATTACACACCTATTAGTTATGTATGGTACTACGGTCATTTTGCCTTCTTTTGTTGATTGTACACGCCATTCGATTTCGTCTGGCTGAATTGGTTTTATTAATGTTTCGTTCATATTGATTTGTATAAAGAGTAGCTTAGTAATTTGCCGTTAACGCGCTTTTTAAGCGTTCCACAGCGTTCAATCATGTTTGCCGATACCATTTCGCCAACGCGCCTATTCACTGCGTGGTAATCCAATCCCGTCATGGTTGCAATTGTATTGGCTGTTTGCGGGTGCTTTTGGAATAGCAAAAATTCGCGTATCTTTTTAATGTGGCTCGCCTTGTCCATGCTGTTATTAGCCTGCGCACTGTTGGCTTTTGCGATTGCTTTTTGGGCAAAAATGTCATTGGTTGTTTTCTTGTTTTCCATGCTTGCAAACTAACAACACTTTATTCACAATTCAAAACTTTTTACAAACTTTTGTTTACGGAAAATCGCAAATGTGATTAGTTCAATTACGGAATAATACTAACCAAAGTTTATAAAGGGTTTGATATTTGCCGTATGTTTGCGGTATGGAAAAACAAAGTTCTATTGAATGGTTTGCTGAAATGGTGGCGCAAATGAGGTATGTTAATATAGATATTCTCGAACAAGCCAAGTCCATGCACAAGGAAGAGATAATTGCGGCTTATGATTGCGGTAAAGAACAGCCTACAACAAGTCAACTTTGCCCAATTGACTACTACGAGCAAACCTTTAACAACGACCCCACTAACTAAGTTTAACCCCAGCAAAGTTTAATAAGATGAAAAAAATTACGACTATTGAAAAGGTTTTTACCAAGGGTAGAATGTACCCAGTGGAAATCACTAACGACATAAATACAAGTCACTATTTCAAAAAACCATTAAATAAAAAAGGAGAACTTGACGAATTATCAGACTTTGATATATGCGTTAAGACCTTTAAAGTTATTATAAGTATTTACGAAGAATAAAATAGCATTAACGGGCGAAGAATTAACCTTGGATAAATAAAAATATTTTCACAAATAAAAACATTTGCATATATTTGCAGCAACACCACGGCATTGATAAATCAAGCAAAAATATTAGGGGAAGGCTTTACACGAATTTTCGTGCAGTGCTGTGGTGGCTCTCGGCCTTCCTCTATTTTTAAAACCACAGCACATGAAAGAAACCTTTTATTTTAGTCACGACTACAACGCAAGGACTGATTCAAAGATTCGCAACCTTATCCGTAAACATAAGTTTTTAGGATATGGTATTTACTGGGCTATAATTGAAGACCTCTATCAAAATGCCAACGCATTGCCAACGGATTACGAAGGCATTGCCTTTGACCTACATACGGATGAAAAAACTATTCAATCTGTAATTTGCGATTTTGATTTGTTTATTATAAATGATGGTTTTTTTGGTTCTATGTCTGTTCAGAGAAGATTAGATGAAAGAAACGCAAAATCAAACAAGGCAAGGGAAATAGCCATGAAGCGATGGGAAAAAAATGCAAACGCAATGCCAACGCAAAGCCAAGGCAATGCTATAAAGGAAAGTAAAGGAAAAGATATTAAAGGAGAAAAAGAAGAGGAAGAACCGCCCAAAGGCGGTGAGGTTAAAAAACCTTTTGTTCCTAATTTTGATTCTTACCCAACACCGTACCGACAAGGTTTAAAAGATTGGTGGGGGTATAAGGTAGAAAAAAAACAGAAATATACTCAAATGGGATGGGATGCACTTGTTGAAAAGGCTTTGAAGATGAACGCTGCAAAGTTTAGCGAATCAATCAAAAACTGCATGGCAAACAATTGGGCTGGGTTTTTCGGTAAAGACACCCCACAAGAAAAGACAGAAATAAAAGGCATGGAAAAGATTATCGGAAATTATAAATATGTTCAACCTGACGAAGATTAAAAAATGAATAGTAAAATAATTAGCTTCGCAATTGAAGCGCACAACAAAACAAACCATTTATACGATGGTAAACCTTATTCAGTGCATTTGTCAATGGTAGCAATGACTGCACAAAGGTATATTGATTGCATACCTGAACAAGCACAAGGCGATGTATTATAAAAGAGTTGAAAACACTATTGGGTTATACCGGAAATGAACCAGCTCATTAAAAACTACCTAAACGGACTTGAAAGGTCGGTTGAAAAAAAAGTCGAAAGGCGGTTTTCATTTGACGAACTCAAAGAAGTTTGGATCGAAACGGGCAAAACCAAGACCACCGAATATGAATTTGACAATGTTGCCGAGGCTATTTTAAGGGCTTGCTATATAGTTCCAAGTAAAAAAGGGGTGGTGTTTTCGGGTGTAATGGAAATAGGCAAGACTTTCAATCTCGATATATTTGAAACCATTAACACCCATTTATTCCATATCAGAACTGAATGCTATGAGGTTGCTGAAATTGAACTGAGGTACAAATCACGCGGGGCAAATTTCTTAGAAGAATTGGCAGAACTGCCTTGTTTGGTTATAAATGATGTAGACACCCAAAAGCAATTAAACGACTTTGGAACCATTCGCGGCGTGGTGACAGATGTTTTACTGCTTCGATACAGAAACTTTCAAAAGAAGGGGTTTAAAACGTATTTAACGACCAATATGAGTATGGAATATGTGAACAAAGAATTTGGAGACAGATTAGAAAGCCGATTCAAAGAGATGTTTTTTGGTGTGCAATTGAAAGGGAAGGGTAAAAGATGAAACACCTGACCATGACACAGCTAATAGGGCTGGAAACAAAGGCAGAAAGGGTATTGAAAGGATTGGAGCAAAAGGAATTGAGTTTGTCTTTTGATATCACAAAAAAAGAGCAGTCCGTATTCATGGCCAAAGAAGCCCTTTTGAAAATACGCAAAGAGATAAGCAGCCGTGACGGGCAGCCTTACGAAAACCCATTTAAAAAAAAATAACATGATACACGAACTAAAAACATGGCCTGAATTCTTTATGGTAGTAAAGAGTGGAATTAAGACTTTTGAAGTTAGAAAAAACGACAGAGATTACAAGATTGGAGACGAACTTCTTTTGAGGGAATTTGACAATAACAAACAAGAATACACTGGTCAAATATGCCATAGGCGAATAAGTTACATTTTAAAAGGTGGTGGTTTTGGCATTGATTCCGATACTGTTGTTCTTGGACTTCAATATTTGTAAAATGCAATATTTAGTAACATACACAGATTCCGAAGGAATCCAACAAGCGTTTTATACGCATTGGTTTGACGTAGAAAATCATTTTAACACTGAACTTAGTATGGTTGTTTTTGACTTGGTAAATCATTGCTTTATGTCGGGTAGTTTGGGTTGGGTTGATATACATGAAGACCATTTATAATAATAAAGTTGCCAAATAGTTTGCATTTACCCAAAAAGGTGTATATTTGTGGCGTGACAAAATGGAACTTACTCGGATTTGTAATTGGTTTCCTTATCGTAACGGTGATTGTTATTCCAATGAAGTGCAAACAAGACACGGTATTTATTGAAAAAACTGACACGGTAAGGCTAAAGTATGAACGACACGACACCATTGAACGAATCAGAATCAAATATCGGAGCCTTGTGGATTCGCACGTCCGTTGGGTTTACGATTCAACATGGAGTAACCTTTGCCGAAGCTACACAGATAGCTTGCAGGGAGAACCCTGTCAACGCGAAGTGGTTAGACAACTCAATGAGGGGCAACTTAACGCTGCCCTTGTTGTGGGATATAAAGACAAATGGAACAAAGATTCGGTGTGGATTGAAACGGCCTTAACGGTGGATTCAATAAAGACCGAACGAATAAAAATATTGGTTGCGAAGATGGCAGAAAAGCCGAGGCGTAACCGAAAAGCAACAATCGGGCATATACTTGCTGCGATTGGGGTCACATATCTCCTTGTGAGGTAGAATTGTTTTTCATCCACTGCGCCCCTTACCGTAAATGGTGAGGGGTTTTGTGGTGAAAGTCGTTCTTGAATTGTCGTGTGGCGGAATTGGTTCGAATCCATTGGTTTTGGTAACTCCGCTGTTGGTCATTCGGTGGTTCGATTCCACCCACGGCAACAACCCAAACAACAATGTAGCAACGTTAATGCTGATTGGATTGAATGGAGTTTGACAGGAGTAATCGGAAGAGGCAGCTATGCCGTAAATAGCACGGGAATAAGGTCAAACACTTCAATTAAAGGCATTAACC